TTAATTCTACTTTTAGGTGATCTATCTGATGGTCTCCATCTACAACCATTTTGTATCATAGTCTCTGCAATACTTGGACCAACATCACCTCTCTTTGCCCATGTACTAACATCTAACACACCATAATGTACATACTCATTATTTTCTAAAGCAAGTACTTGTCTAGCGAATTGATCTGCTGTAACTTTTTTAGTATACAATTCTCTATAAATCCAAAGATTATTATCGTAATCAACAGCAAACCATAGCACACAAGCAGGAGAAGAATAACCCCAGTCAGCAGCACGAAACTTATACCAGCCTCT